TGCTATGAATCTAACGGACTTTATACAATCACTCCCCATTACAAGTGAAACATATGATAGTACTATAGAGAATGGATTAACTAAAACTATAACAAGTATGATGTTGAATGGTCTTAACGATCTAGATATATTAGAAAGACCTATACATTGTACAGATGTGACTAGAAAAACTCTATACGTAAAAGATTCAGATAAGTGGGAAAAGGATAATGAATCGCTACAGAATGAAGGATGGAAAACAGATGAAAATTTACAATCAAAGATGACAAATCTAGTATTCAATTCCATGACACAGATAGAAAGTGACGAAAAGGAAACAGGTAAAATCATTCGATCTATTAGCAAAAGCGTATATTTGGATAATGAAACAAAACAATCGTATAAATAAATTACGTAATGAAATGATAATTTATTTATTGGCAAATTTATTAATTTACATCTGTGTAGAACCTACACACATGGAGTATAAAAGTCTATTTGTAAAGTAAGCTAAAAATGTAGGAAGAGATACTAATAGAATATTAAATAATCCTTCTTTCTTCTTGTCAAATAAAAAGATGTATAAACCGGCTAAAAGAATATATACGCAGAGAATAAAGTTAATAACAGACAGATAAAAGAAATAATCGCAATACTCTCTTTCTAAAGGAGCAAATGGTTTAGATAAAAGATTGAGTTGAGGCATTTATACGTTATACACATAAAATAAATTAAACTTAATGATGAAATATTATTCATATTATATATATAATAATGAATAACGCATTTATAAGAAAACACATAAATACCTTTTCGATATTAATATTTTTAGTAACATTTTTAGCATTGAATTATTTCCGACCAGGATTTTTATATAATAAAGACGGAAGTCTCAGAAAGTTTGGTTTAGGACATAAAAGAAAAACGATAATACCTATTTGGTTATTAAGTATAATTTTAGGAATATTATCCTATTTATTTGTTCTTTATTACATAACCCTACCTAAACTTAGATAAATAATTTACTCATATGTTTTGTAAACTATTTGTTTATCAGATTTGTTTTTACTAGCTTCACTAATTTGTTTTTCCTTTTCTAAATATTCGTCGTGTCTCTTTTCCATTTCTTCGACAGATTGAGTACATCCAGAATTAATGATTGAATTGTAGCTTATTGATGTAACTAATGTTCCTGTTAAAGCATACCACATGAATTCAGCAACCTCTGTTTTCATCTTGATATATCCCATTAATTCATCATACTGTGTATTTGTGACACCTGATTTTAATAGTCCTCCTTTTTTCATATTCTCCCACCAAGAAGGTAAATTAGCCAGTGTCATGGAATTTATAATTAAAGATTTGTCATCGTATACATTATTTATAGCAGTAAGCATATCAGCATGCTTTGGTCCTAAATTTAATGTAGCTCTATCTTTTAAAATACTTTTGAAAAATGAATTGACTCCTGTTATATATGTAAAAAAATATCCAATTGTATTGGAAAATGGAGCCAACCAAGAAGGAAATGCCATTAATAGTATATTTAATGACCCGAATATGAAGAACCAAGGAATAAGTGTTGTTTTAAAAGCAATACTATATTGTGTAAATCCACATATTTCATTTGTTAATGACAAATTGATAAAGAATTGGACAATGATTAATACTAAAAAGTAAATAAATGTCCATATTTTTATCATTGACGGGGATTTAGTATAAAATTTGAATATTGAATAAGCTAAAGTTAATAATAAAAAAAATATAATAGAAGCTGTTGGATTTGCAGAAGCCATATAATAAATAGGTATAATTTAATTTGAAAATATAAATACCTAATTTAATGGATACTTTCCAACAAATACGTCCCAAATTAATTGAACCTGGTGTTAAATACTTTTTAAATTCAACATTGGAGCAATGTCATATTATCAAATATAAATACTATAATTTTATTTATAATTTAGGATTATTTGTCGGATTAATCTCTATTATATCTATTTTTTTGTATTATAAATACACTCAAAAGAATAATAAAAAATTACAAGAAGACAAACGTCGTGTTGAGCAAGAATATATTATGAATAAATTGAGATTTATGCAAGATTATCGTAAAAACCAAGTGAGTAATTTACTTACCGATTTACCAACATTTCAAAATAATCCAGAAGTTCAATTATTCAATAGAAAAATATATTCATAATTTATATGAGTTCAATCATTAATTCGCAATCATCAGAGGAAATAAAATCTAAATCTAAATCTAAATCTAAATCTAAATCTATTTCAACAACTTCTATTCAATCAACGAGTAGTGAAATTGATTTTTTAGAAAGACTTGACGAGTATTATCGTTTAAAAAATAAGTATGATACAGTTATTAAAGAAAAGAAGAATAGTATTCTAAAAGATGACAAACTATCCATGAAACAAAAACGAGAAAAATATAAACTACTAAAATTTAGATGTATTAATTGTGAGAGAAATGTAAATACTATTTTCAATATAAATGACGGAGTACTAAATGCTATATGTGGTGATAAAATAAATCCTTGTAAATTAAATATTAAAATAAATAGAGGCAAGTATTTAGATATTCGAACATTAATTGATGTATTTGAAACGGGTGTTGATGATATTAAAGAAGAAATAATTTCGACAAAATTAGATCTATTATTTGGATACGAAACTGAGCAAAAAACCATAAAAATATTCAAGGACTTAAAAAAAGAATTAGAAGCAGATTTAGAGACTAGTGCTGAATATGTGACAGAATTTCTAGACATTATTAATAACCAAAAAAACCAGCCAGAATTACAGAATAAATTGAAAAAGTTTTATAATTATATAAATACTATAAAGGGTACTATGAAAGAATTCGATGAAACAGGTGTTTTGCAATTAATTAAAGATGTAATTTCTCTCTATCATACAGAGTTGACACCTTTGATTGTAGATATAAATAGATTACAGTATCAAAAAAAAACGATTGAATACAATGATAGTCAACAGAATTACCATTTAATTAGACAAGTATATACTTTATCAAGTCTACTATCTCCATTTTCATATCCTAAGGTTGAATCATTTGAAATTGGTGGAGATAAACCACGACCTAATACAGAAACAAACCCTGATTATAGTAAATTAAGAACAGATGCTGCTAAATTAACAGTTGATGGGTTTGAATTGAGTGAGGCAACAACAGACGTAATAGAAAATCCAATGAAGGAAACTAAATTATTTGTACAAAATAATAAAATATTAATTGGTGACAAAGAAATATTGGATAAAATGGATTATGTAAAAAACACACAAATTTATTCTGAAGCGCCAAAAATAACAGCTATAAAAGCACACGAATTAGGATACACGATGGAGATGATTTATGTAGAAGAAAAAAAACCGGAATTAATTGCTATTAACAAAGCAGATGGCTCTATATACAATGTAGTATTAGAAGAATACCATAGTGAAGAAAATGTGTAACATATTAAATATGAATAATAATTATTTGTATAGTATATAAGATAATGTTTTCCTTTTTAAATATTCCTGTATTTTTATTAAGTTTTTTGTTTGGAATAATTTATATGTTTGCTATTGTTCCGCCAAAAAAAGAAATTATTGTATATCCTACAGACGATAATAAGAATTTGTTTCAATTTAAAGATAAGGTAAGCAATTGTTTTCATTTACAACCATCAAATACAAAATGTAGTAAAGACGTGGAAGAAATACCTATTCAAATATAATTATTTGTATAATATATAACTTATGGAATTAAAAAGATTTTTTACTACATACACCGGGAAAACAATTATGTCATTAATATTAGGTTTAGGATTAGCATCGCTTTTTAGAAAAACGTGTAATGGATTAAATTGTATCAAGTTTAAAGCTCCTAGTTTAGAAGATATTAAAATGAAAAAATATAAATATGGGAAAAAATGTTTTAAATATCAAATGGAACCCATTGTATGTGATAATAAAAAGACAAATGTAGATTTTGCGTAAATATCTATATCAATGAATATAAGTAATATATTAGATATGAGTGATACTACTAATTTAGCCGATTTACCAAGCGATCCTCATGCTGGAGGTGGCTCAGAAAATGTTGTATTACAAACGAGCGAACGAACAGCACAATATAATCCCGCAGTAGAAGCTTCTAATCAGCCACCAACATCTGGTATAGATGAACAAAAAGTAATGAACGAATTTGTCTCTGGAATTCAACAAGCTAGTGCAAGTGGTGCAACTAGCTTACCATCTAGAGATATTCCGCAAAATACCGTTCATTTTGCAGATGAAGAAGTAAAACCTAATTTTGTTCCTCAAAATGAACAACAAGACTATATTCAAAATACAGATACTGAGCAAGAAATATTAGCTAGAAGAATGAATAAGCAAAGTTCTAGAGATTCATTAGAAATACTATATGACGAATTCCAAATACCAATTATTATTGGTTTATTATATTTTATTTTTCAATTACCAGTTGTTAGGGGTAAATGTCTATCATTATTACCATCATTATATAACAAGGACGGAAATCCTAATTTAACAGGATATATTTTAAATAGTGCATTCTTTGGAGTAGCTTATTATGTAATTTCAAAATCATTAAATCATTTACAACAATTATAGTAATGTAAATACATATTTACACCAATGAAGCTGTAAAATTACACAAAAAAGTTAAAATATTGTTTGACATAATCCAATATAATTCGTAATATTTATGTTATATAATTCGTATTTAATACTATCATTTATATCAAGTGTTTCAAAAAATGATTGAAAATCTTCAATTGTAATATTGTTATTATTCCGTGTAAATTTTTTTAATTTATCAAATGCGTCATTCATATTATTTTTTCGTAAAATAGTTTGATAGGCTTCGGAAAGAACTACAGTATTTTTATGTAAATCATCTAAAATCGCGGATGTATTAGGATAAATCTTATCTAATCCATTACTTATATTTTGTAATGCTATTATACTATAACCAAATGCCATTCCTACATTTCTTAATACAGTACTATCTGTTAAATCACGTTGAAGACGAGATATAGGTAGTTTTCTCGACATAAATTCAAATAATGTATTTGAAATACCCAAATTGCCTTCTGCGTTTTCAAAATCAATGGGATTCACTTTATGAGGCATAGTAGAAGAACCAACCTCTTCGGTATTAATAGCAAGCTGTAAATAATTTTTAAATATATATAACCATATATCTTGACATAAATCAATTAAAATAGTATTTATTCGTTTTATAGTATCAAAGATAATACTTAAATTCTCATAATTATCTATTTGTGTTGTATATTTACTCCGATCACAATCAAATAATTTTGTAAAATTTAAAGCAAAATTTACCCAATCATATTCAGGATAAGCTATATAATGGGCATTTAAATTTCCAACCGCTCCTCCAAATTTACATTTGTATTTTATACTATTTAAATCCTTCATTATTTCATTTAATCTATATTGAAATACTTTCATTTCTTTTCCAAATGTAGTTGGAACCCCAGCCTGCCCGTGTGTATGACTTAACATTATAACAAGATTATACTTATCATACATAGTGTCCAATTTATGTATTACGGTAGTAAGAAATTTATTATATTTATCATTAATAAATGTTTTGATTAAAACAGGATATAATATATTATTAATATCTTGAGATGTTAATCCAAAATGGATAAAACTTACACAATCTTTCAATTCTGTTTCTAATAAAATATTTGTTATATAAATTTCTACAGATTTAACATCATGTTTAATTACATTCTCTATTTCCTTTACTTTTTTACATTCATTAATATCAAAATTTTCATATATTTTATGTAATATAGAAAAATCTGTTATATGTTCAAAATGCGGTAAAAATTGTATTAATTGTTGTAAATAAAGAATTTCTATTTGAACCCTTTTTTTTTGTATTGCATATTCTGAAAAATAATTTTGACAACATTTTGTATATTTGTTGTATCGCCCATCACACGGCGAAATAATAAGCAATGGTTCCATTTTTATACCCTAATAATAATATATATACAATACTTTTTATATATTATTTACATAAGACTATTATTTATTTGTTGATTAACTTGCATAAATGTAGTACACCTTGACATATGTTTTATACAAGAGGCGTTAATATAAGTACAAGTGCTTCTTAATCCGCCTAGATAATCAGCAATTGTGTCATTCAATGAACCTTTATACGGTACTTTTAATACACGTCCTTCAGAGGAACGATATTTTGCCATTGAACCATAATATTTTTTTTGAGCCGTTTCTGAACTCATTCCATAAAACAATTTCAGTTTTACACCATTTTCTTCAATAATCTCTCCTGGGTTTTCATCATGACCTGCAAATTGTCCTCCAACCATTACAAAATCAGCACCTCCACCAAATGCTTTTGCCATATCACCGGGACAAGTTATACCACCATCTGATATTATATGCCCTCCTACTCCATGTGCTGCGTCAGAACATTCTAATACAGCTGATAATTGTGGCATACCTACTCCTGTTTTTAAACGAGTAGTACAGGCACTACCAGGACCAATTCCTATTTTAACTATATCTACTTTACCTTCTAATATTAATTCTTCAACTATTTCACGAGTTACAACATTACCAGCAATGATAATTTTAGTTGGGTATAATGCCCTAACGCGTTTACAAAAACTGACCATACCATCTAAATATCCATTGGCAATATCTATACAAATCCAATTGCAATCTACTACATCCAATACTGATACTAATTTCTCATAATCATTATCCGAAATACCTGTAGAAATGGCAAATAAATTAGGATTTAATTTTTCTGTATGAGTAATATAATCATCCAAATTATAAAATTTGTGTAATATTGTTAGTATGTTATATTTTGATAATACATTGTAAATTTCAAATGTTCCAGTCGTATCCATATTTGCAGACATAATCGGAATACCACTCCATTGAACATTACAATGTTTAAATTTAAATGTACGTTCTAAACATACATCAGACCTACTTTTTAATGTAGAACGTTTGGGTCGTATTAATACATTATTAAAATCTAATTTTATATCAAATTCTATTTGTGTCATTATGTAATAATATATATTATGATTTTAAGTAATTATATTACCTATATTTAAAATATAGAAACATAATTACTTAAAATCATAATATATATTATGTATATTATGAGTTTAAAGCGCGTTGATATATGTTGTGGACTAAATTGGGGAGATGAAGCAAAAGGCAAAATTGTATCCGAATTAGCAAAATCTGGTAAATATGATATGATATGTAGATGGGGTGGTGGTAATAATGCTGGACATACTATATATATCAATGGTGTTAAATATAAAACGCATCTTATCCCGGCTGGTGTATTTTATAATATACCATCAATCATAGGACCGGATTGTGTGGTGAATAAATTGGGGTTTGAAGAAGAAATTAATTATCTTAAACAAAACGGATTTGATACAGATTGTATTAAAATATCTCCAAAAGCACATGTAATAACAGATAAACATATAGAAGAAGATATTTTACATTATAAAAAACAAGGTTCTACAGCAAAGGGTATAGCACCTTGTTATAGAGATAAATATGCTCGTTTTGGAATTTTAGCGAAAGATGTAGATTTTTTTAAACCATATTTATGGAATGAAGAGTTATACGGTACTATATTATGTGAAGGTGCTCAAGGTGTATGGTTGGATATAAATCAAGGTAATTATCCATATACAACATCAAGTACCACATTACCATATGGTGCTTGTAGTTTAGGATTTCCTCCTCAATTGATTCATACTATATATGGGGCTACAAAAATATATGATACACGCGCAGGTAATGACCCATTTTTTCCAAAAGAATTATTGGATGATCCAGAATTAATTAAAATTGGAACAGTTGGGAAAGAAATTGGAACAACTACAGGCCGAACAAGAACCGTTAATTGGTTGAATATGGATAAATTAATACAATCAATTAATATTACTGGAGCAATGATCATAATAATATCAAAGATTGACATATTAAAGGAAGTCAATATATTCAAATTAATAACTCATAACGTAATTATTCAATTTAAAACAATAACAGATATAATGAATTATATTACAGATTCTTTACAAAAGAATTGTCCGTTAGTAACAGAAATTATATATTCAGATAGTTCAGAACATATACACCTTTGAAGATTTATTAATAAAAATTGAAGTATTTTTATTAATTATGAAATATCATACAACAATATACAATGACTCACCGGCTAAGTGATGCAAATTTTGAGATGGTTATGGATGCTATGAATGCAATTCGTATAACACAAACGGAAAATTTTGTTAAAAATTTTAACAGTGATGGCATTGGATTTTCGTTTTCAAATAGGTCAGAAATTAACATCATTAGTGACGCAATGCAATATGGAGGACATTCTGGGAGTTCCTTTGGAATTACAATGCAATCTTGTAGATATTACTTGCTTAATCCTGATGAGTGGATGGATGAAATAGAGTTACATAATATTCCAGATCAACCGGATACTGAGACTACTGAAGAAATTATTATTAATAATAATAACGACACTAATGGTACTAATAATAATAATAACGATAATAATAATAATAACGATAATAATATCAATAACGATAATAACTATAATAACTTTAATAATTAATAATAATAACGAAAATATGATGTAAAAAATGTAAAAACTATTTATATTTTTATAAAAATGTGAATATTAGAAATTTTTTTAAAATACTCGACAAGAGGGTCATTATTGTAGTCATTAATATAATAAATATTTTTTATTCCAGAAGCGCATAGTATTTTCATACAATTTACACACGGATAATGAGTAATATAAGCATCACATTCATTGCTACTTACACCTCTTTTAGCGCAATCAGTAATAGCATTTTGTTCAGCATGTACTGTAGCTTGTTCGTGTCCGTTAATAACTTTAGATTCATGTGGAGCTCCTGGTAAAAATCCGTTATATCCTTGGGCTATTATTCTATTATCATTTACTAGCAAACATCCAACTTTAAGACGTTCACATGGAGATCGCAATGCCGTACATTCCGTCATTTGTTTGAAGTATTCTTGCCATGACGGTCTTTCCATTATACAATGAGTAAATATAATAGAAAAGAAATATTTACTCAAATTAATATGACAATAGCAACATTTATAAATTCAATGATAGATAATATTGATGATAAACAAATACCAAAAGAAATAGATTTAATATTAGATGGTGGAGCATTTAATGGAATATATATGTTGGGAGGGTTATTTTACCTAAAAGAAATGGAACGTAGAGGGAAGATAACAATAAAACGAATATCTGGTTGCAGTATTGGGGCATTAATGGGATTATGTTTTTTAACGGATAAATTAGATATAGCATTTGACATATGTAACAGGTGTTATAAAATAGTAAGAAAAAGGAGAAAGATTAAATATATAATAAATGAGGAATTGTTAAGAGAAAATTTGGATGAGACAGATATAATTAAGATACAAAATAATTTGTACGTGACCTATTTTGATGCATTTAAAGGAAAACAGATATTAAAGAAAAATTATAAAAATAATGAGGATATAATAAATTGTATATTGAAAACAGCTCATATACCATATTTATCAAATGGTAATATGACATATAAAGATGGCTGTATAGATGGAGCATTTCCATATATGTTTAAAAAGCGATATAAAAACAGGAAAATAATATTTTTAAATTTGCAAAGTTTCGACAAAATAACAAAAATGATTTTCATAAAAAATGAAAAAAATATATATCCGCGTATATTCGAGGGTTTGTTAGACATGCATAAATTTATAGAAACACGTCAACCAAATAATATGTGTAGTTATGTAGATGATTGGGGAATGAAAGAAATATTATTATTTAGATTAAGAGAAATAATATATACAATGATCATTTATATATTTGGATTGGGTTTACATATTGACTATTTAATTCCTGACAATTGGAAGAATGAACATATAGTAAAAAAATATATAATTATTTTTAAAAATTTATGGACAGATGTAATGATATATATGACAATTTAAAAAGGACTCGTTTCAAATGGTTTTGATGTATTCTGTGGAAGAAGTCCATCAAATAAATAACAATAGCATTTACCATCGTCCATATGAAATGAGCCAAAAAATCCAGACCCACAACTACAATAATTAGATCCTGAAGTAGATTCAACAGGGGTTTTCATACAGAAATCCATAGGATATCCTTCTTCAATACATGCAGGATAAGATTGAAATCCTTCTTTCGTTGTTAAATACGGAATAAATAATGTAAATATAAATACAAATATAAGAATAATAATTTTATAATTCATATATTTTACCTTGAGAAATAAAATTAAAGCAACATGTTAATAAAACTTTTCTGTGTTTTTTTCGATTTTCTTTTTTTCCCTTTGGATTCCTTACCTTTACTTCTAGTTTTGTTCTTGCTAGATTTTTTATTTTCTAATTTCTTTTCTTCTTTTTTTGTACTTTCTTCAAATGGAATATATCTTAAGAACCATGATTCATATTCTTTTGTATTTCGTTTCGATTTTAATTCCTTATATTTTTCAGACCGGGCAATTCTCAATTCTTCTAATGTATCTTGTGTTCCGTAACAATTAATACTAAATCTTTTAAGGACACCCTTTTGTTCAAGTCTATTTTTCTGTTGAACATCAAATAAATATTGAGCCATACATAAAATACGATTTTCATCATAATAATCTCTATCACTGTAATAAAATGAAAAATAAAAACTTAACATTGTATCAATAGTTGCTACACGAACCGATTTATTACCCTTTTTAATAACATTGTAACTATGACATGCTAATGGTTTATAAATAAATGCAACAGTTTCTTCGATTTTATCCATCTTAACTTTAATTTCAAAATGTGGTGCAACAACCTCTCCAATACCTTCGTGTTTAATAAGTGTAATACCTTTATAATCAAAATCTTCCAATCTTTCCTTTAATATAGCTGCTGCTTTTTCTGGTTCTTCGGATAATACATCAAAATCAGGTGTTTTTTGAAATATCTTTCTTTGCTTGGTTGGCATATAATGCGAATAAAGAAAACTGGCATAACCACCAAAGAAAATTAATCCTTGGTCAATAAAAGAATCTCGAACAGTATAATACAATTTTTCAGCTCCTTTAACATCTGTCATTTCAAAATCTCTTAAAAATAGTTTCGGGTCACAATGTTTCCCCTTAAGTGGGTAATTCTTATTCAATAGAATAAGTCGCTTAAGTACCTTTTCCCATCTGCTAATATCTCCTGCTGGTCTAGAAAGTTCTAAATACATATTCATACGAAGGAAATTTGGGGGGCAGTAGAGGATGCCATAAACACGAATAGCGTCTTTTTGAACTCTGTTAAAGAGTGATTTTTCCAAGAATGTAATATCAGCAACAGGAATAAAATTGACATATACTTTGTATGTTCCATGATGAACACCAGCCTTGGCCTCTACTTCTTGAAAACCCTCTTTAAAATATATATCAGCCAACTCCTTTGCATCATCAAGAGCATTAGGGGAATAGAAATCATAATCTGGAATTTCTACATCTTTATCGTAGAATTGATCATCTAGAGGAAGAATGTTATTAATAGCTGTTCCACCGTAACAAACTAATTTTTTTTTTTTTAGAAAATCTTCTAAAATAGAGATAATTTTCTTTACATCTGGATCGCTCACTATTTGTCTTCCCTTTTTTTTCTCAGCAAAATCAATAGCACTTCTTAATATTTCAACTTCTTTTTCTTCTAAGGTAGATTTTGATTTACAAGATGACATTATATATAATATGACTAGATAAAGTATTATATAAAATTAAAAATTAAATATTAAATGAATAATAATCAGTAGTAGTATTTCGTGTAGAAAATGAATTCTCTGGTTTTTGTGGTGTAGGTACTGGAATAGTAACAGGTATATATCTAAGGTGCTCCGGCTTTAATACAAACGCGTGCCCAGTTTTATCGAAAAACATATCATAATATTCCATATTAGAATCAAAGTTTTGAAAACACATACCAACCCATTGGCATCCATATTTGAAGTTAAGAGCAGCAGAAACATTTGTATCATAAGCACTCATATCAGGCATACTCATACTCATAAATTTTTTATTATATTCAATTAATTCCTGACTATCAGGAGTGTATTTAATATCATAATCCCTAGAAGCTCTTAAAAATACAGAATTCGATGCGATATTGACGTATTCGTCTAATGGTGTAGACGTAAATAGGGGATTAGAACGGTCAACTGAGATAATTACCTTTCCTTGAAATTCTTTGAGAGGAATAGCTCCTAAATTATGTCCGTAATACTCATAACTATATATTTTTTCTAAAATTCTGCTTTCAAGTGTTCCGTAAATAGTGTCTGCTATTTTTTTATAAATTTTTTCATTATTACTTTGAATTCTAAAATGAAGAACAAGAGGGTCATTTGGGTTAGGACAGGATCCTCCACTAAAAGCATAATTCCTAACTATATTCATAGCATCAGAAAAGTTGATATAATTATATGTTTCTTTCACATGATAATTATCAATAGAAGATGTTGCTATGACTGGTTCATCATTGACAGAATAAATTTCAAAATCGAGTACTCTCGCACCCTGAGAAATACATGTTTTTAAAGCACATACATTTACATAATCGTTTTTAAATTGTCCTGAACAGCAGCAGTTGTAAGCAGTTTTAACATAATAGTCACGCAACAAATATGAATAAGCATTATCGCCGTTAAAATTAATAGAAGAAATCTTGGGGAATTCTGTATAAATTTTTTTTAAATTTTCACAATTAACATCATTTAGTTGCATTTTGTTTATTGTATAAGCAGATAAACCCAATATTAAAATGGCAACTACAAAATAAGCTATATATTTTAATGTAGTAGCTTTATTTTGCTCTAAATTTAATTTTGAGTACATTTTTTTAGCATGCTCCATTTACTTATATTAGGTAATGAAAAAATAATTTAATTTAAACTGACGTAAATTACTAAATATTATTTATTAGAATAAAAAGTTAAATAATTATTGTGTATAAGGAATATATATGCCAGGAGGTTTGTTAAATATAGTAGCCTTTGGAAACCAAAATGTATATTTAAATGGAAATCCGTCAAAAACATTTTTCAAAACAACATATAAAAAATATACTAATTTTGGTCTTCAAAAGTTCAGAATTGATTTTGATGGACAACGAGCTTTAAGAATTAATGAATCATCTAAATTCACGTTTAGAATGAAAAGATATGCTGAATTATTGATGGACACATATTTAGTAGTTCAACTACCGACTATTTGGAGTCCAATATATCCACCAATGGATTGTTCCGGAACATGGGTTCCTTATGATTTTAAATGGATTGATAATTTGGGGACACAAATGATTGAAGAGGTTGAAATAACTGTAGGAGGACAAACCTTAAACAAATATTCAGGATCTTATTTATTAGCCATGTTGGAGAGAGATTTTACTACTGATAAGAAAGACTTATATGATAAAATGTCGGGTAATGTTCCTGAACTAAATGATCCTGCTAATGCCTATGGTAAAATTAATACATATCCTAGTGCTTATTATATGGGGGATGTACAAGGACCTGAACCATCTATCAGAGCTAGAAAAATATATATTCCCATTAATTGTTGGTTTACTTTAGCAGCAAAGATGGCTTTTCCATTAGTAGCATTACAATACAACGAATTAGAAATAAACGTTACATTAAGACCAATCAATGAATTGTTTACAATTCGTGATGTAACAGATCAGGTAAATGAATATCCATATATACAAGCAAATCAAAATGAATCTCTACAACAATTTTATAGATTTTTACAGCCCCCACCTGATATTTCATTAAATTATGTAGACAAGAGAACCAATTGGAACGCAGATACACATTTAATATCAACTTATGGATTTTTAACAGAAGAGGAATCCAAAGTATTTGCTGCTAAAGAACAAAAGTATCTATTCAAATCTATTTATGAATGGAAATACTTTAACGTAACCGGAAATCAGCGGGTAAAATTAGACAGCACAATGGGAATGGTTTCATCATGGATGTGGTCTTTTCAAAGAAGTGATGCAAACTTAAGAAATGAATGGAGTAATTATACAAATTGGCCTTATAAAACAATTCCACAACAATCAGATTTCGCACCTTATACTGGTGATTGGGATGTGTCTGGATGTGCTACGGGTATTGGTCCAGGACAAGAAATAGATGGATCCCCTACATACCTTACTTATACTGGGTCATATAATGTTGCAAATGAAAAGGATATTTTAATGCAATTGGGTATTATTATGGATGGAAAATATAGAGAAAATATGATGGATGCTGGTATATACAATTATATAGAAAAATATGTAAGAACTTCTGGAAACGCACCCGATGGCCTGTATAATTATAGTTTTGCGATTCATAATGATCCATTTGATTTTCAACCATCGGGTGCAATGAATCTAAGTAAATTCAATGATATACAATTTGAATTCCAGACATATGTTCCTCCATTAGATCCATCCGCAAATTTTTATACTATTTGTGACCCATTATCAGGAGATATTATAGGTGTAAATAAACCTACATGGAGGATATATAATTACAATTACAATCTAACTATTCATGAAGAAAGATATAATGTTCTAACATTCACTAGTGGTAATTGTGGTCTTATGTATGCTAGATAAAAATATATTTTATTATGTAATAAATTATATTTTATATTGTAATAATATTATTTTTTTTCTTTTCTTTTCTTCATTCTTTTTCTGGTTTTTCTTTTACCACCTAAATAACCACGATTATTTTTTGATCGTGTTTTTCTAAATCTTTTATAGGATTTATTTAATTTTCTCTTTTTTAATGTTGTCATTACTATATATTCCTATTAAAAATAGATAGTAATTTATTTTCTAGAT